GAATACTTGCAGAAGTTTGTTGGACTGACCGAGTTTGATGTGATCTCGTGCCAGTTCGCCATTCATTATGCATGCGAATCCGAAGAGACCTTCCGAACCTTTGTAGGCAATCTCACACGCCATGGAAAGGGTATGTTCTTCGGAACCTGTATGGACGGACAATCCGTCTATTCCTTACTGCTCGGAAAGGACGGACATCGATTCCGTTCAAAGGACCAGTTGTTTGGTGAGTTCTCCAAGCAGTATGCCGATGGAGATGGATGGACTGAAGAGTTTGGAAAGACCATCACAGTCAAGTTGGAGAGTTTCGAGCGTCCGACCAAAGAGTATCTCGTTCCGTTTGGAAAGGTGACCGACATCTTACGAGAGAATGGGTTTGAACTGGTGAAGACCATGGCGTTCAGTGAAGAGTATGCGTCTCAGACTCAGTTCGTGTTAACCGGTGACCTACAAGCGTTCTCATTCCTACACCGCGGATTCATGTTCAAGCGTGTCGAAGCCAAGCAAGAGGTTGAAGTGCCAATGGTTCCGGTGGAAGTCCCCAAAGAAGAAGCTCCCAAGGAACAACCCAAAGAGGAAGCTCCAAAGGAACCAAAGAAACGAGTGCTCAAAGTCAAACTCCCAGTCGAAGAAGGTGAAGCACCGGTGTTCTTCTTCGCAGGCAATCCAGCGTTGAACGAGTTCAAAGAGTTCAGTAGTATGCACGAAGCACCGATTCAAATCGATGGAACCACCTTTCCAACGGTTGAACACTACTACCAATGGTCCAAAGCCAAACAGTTTGGAGACGGAGAGATTCAAGCGAAAATCATGAAGACTGCCAGTGCAAAGTCAGTGAAATCGTATGGAAAAAAAGTGAAGAACTTCAATGAAGAAGCCTGGAACGAACGAAAAGACCAAATCATGCGAGTGGCGGTCAAAGCCAAGTTCATGCAGCATCCAGAGTTACTGAAGAAACTGCGTGATACGGGTACACGACCGATTGCTGAAGCGGATCCTCGTGGAAAGTATTGGGGCATCGGAACTTCCGCAGACACTTCAAAAGCCAAAGACCCTGAACGATGGCCTGGAAAGAATGTGTTGGGAAAGATACTGATGGAACTTCGAAGTGAATTGAAAGATTCATAAGTAATAAATGGGACAGAACTCTGCAAAGCCCCAAGTAATGTTTTTTCCTGCACTTCCGGGTGGACCGGGTGGACTCCCAGACCAAGCTGCGACTGCGTATGCACAAGGAGCTCGAACACCAGGAGAAATGGCAGTCCAAATGGCACAAAATCAAGTCTTAGGATTTATCTTTGCTGCAGTTATTCTGGCGATTGTCTTTTTGGTCTATTGGTGGATGGGTAAAGAGGTCCCAATTAAAAAGACTGTTCAAAAGTTCCGCAACATCGAACCTCGCGATGAAACACCCGATAAATATCCTTACGAACGAGATTGACGATAATAGTCCTCATACGACATGCGTGCTGTGGGAGGTGGGCTGTTTGAAATGACATGGGGGACAAAGCGGCTAAACAGCTGCTGTCCCACAAGTGCAGAAGCTTGTTCAGTCGTCATCTCGCCTTTTTCAATCTTTCGCTTCAAGTTCAACATTTCAAAAAAGGTTTGGTCCAGTCTCTCTTCAAGGTGCATCTGATAGAGACTGGGGTAGTTGAAATACAGAGCTTCATTCTCTGCCTTCACAGCTTGTTCGTATTCCAACTTTGGCAATCCTTTATATTTTGCCTTGCTCATATCCATCTGTCGCACCAGAGCTTGAATCTGGGTTGCGGTCAGTTGTTTGTCATTGATATTACGTTCTCCTTCTCGAACTTCATCGGGTGTGAGTTCACGAGCTTGCATATTTATAGGAAGACCCGATAGTTTAAACGAGAACCGCCCGCAGCTTGGTCATGAGACTGTCGCACTCAGACGAATGCGTCATTCCAGTCAAGATGATATTGCCGGTTCGAAACACTTTTGCAATCCATTTGGTGTCGGGGAAGTAGATTTTCACTGCAGGATAGACTGCCGGTTCATAGTTGGTCTTGAATCCTTTGGTCCGCAGTGTTGCGTGAAGTGTATCTCGTGAGAGATTGGTGACTCCTACAAGTTTGGTCTTGTAGTTCATGAGTACAACACGACGCTGGTCTGGAGTCCATGTGCCTTCGATGACCGCATGAGGACAGGTGGTCGTAATGTGGTCACGCAATCGTGCGGTGACATCCCGGTCATAGCGTTCATCTAAGACACCGGTGATATGAAACACGCCATTCTGGAAGATTTTGATCGTGATTTCTTTGTCCAGTAAGGTCCCATCACCCGAAGACAAGACGACTAAGGTAATGCTATTGTGTCCGAATCCAGTGGTTCTTCGAGGCTGTGCAGTGGTCTTGCGATGACGAATACGGTCCTTGCGAGACTCTCCACGACGAAGAACGCCTTGTTTTTCGATTTTGATAATACGCTCAGTAAGTGGTAGTTCATGAACCAAAGTGTCGGTGTTCAACTTGACTCCCATTGTGTACAATACGACCATCGTTGTCAGTGTCGGTGAATCCATGGGGTCTTTCTGTGTAGAGGGTATTGATTTCGTTTTTCCAAGCATGCGACAACGAAAGAGGAAACGCTGTCACCACTCCACAGGTGAACTTACGCAATGCTTTGCGTAGAATGACTTCTTCATGCGGTGTTAACATCCATCCATCCAGGTATCCAAACCATAATCGGACATCGGTTTGGTGAGCACAAATGTCTTCAACGGTTTGTGCTAACTCGTCGAGTGGAGTCATCGATAAGTCAATCCAGTGAGGAGGTCGTTCCATCTTGAAGGTATAGACCTCCAGCATTGTATTGTTGACACTAGGGTTATCTAAACGCAGATAAGAACGCATTAAGTTCACATGTCATTCCAACCATTGAAGTTCCTGAAGGAACGGTTGAAGGACGTTGAATATCCAACAGTAACACGATTCGGTCTTCTGAAGGATGAAAGTTGAAGGCTTTATGTTGTTTCGAATCGTCAAACACTATCCACTCTCCTTCTCGATGAAACTGAAACTTATCGTTCACTATCACTCCACAGAGAATCTCACCCTCTGGAACTTTAACTGGCAAATGACATCGCAAAACATGATTGGATAATGAAGCCCATCCACGATGATACTTCAATGCAGTCATTGGTCCTAAGCGACTAAACCCTGCAGTGCGTAGTCCAGGGATTTGTTTGATCATTGCAACTGTCTTTGGAAATCGTCGAACGGCGGATTGATTCCATTGGGTCATTGAAGGGTCATTTCCTGGAAAGGTTGCACAAAAGGGAATGACCTTCCATTCAGAGTCAGGAGTTTGGTCGTATAATGTCCGTTCAGGCCAGTCTTGCCATCCATCATCGTTCAGTTCATCGCGTAGAGTTTTCAAATCAATCCGATCAAGTTCTGGAAAAATAGACTGCCAGTCGTAAAACTCCATTACGCGTTGGGGATCGATGTGTGTAAACGATTACCTATCTTGTCCTTCAAGGCATTCTGTTGTGCGACCGTCAAGGAACACCCACACCCCCTCGCAAACACCGGCGGTTTACCACAGACTTGGCAACAGGCTGCAGTCGAATAGCCATTTTGATAGGCGTTCTTTGCCGCTTGTTTGAGTGCAGCCTGTGTATCTGTGCGCAACAAGTCGTTGTATTCGGGTATGGTCGTCGATGAGTAACAGACAGGAGTAATCTGGGAGGCTTTTACATTACGGGGAAGTTGCGATTGAGCGACTGCCTGACCCGCAGTGAACTCGTTGTAGATGGATTGGTCTTGAACGGTATGTGCCTTGGCGTAGCGTGAGTTCACGCGAGTAGAAGGTCCGTCTAACACGAGAACACCTGCAGACGCAGGAGTCTTGCTGTCTTGAACACCCGAGGCTGCTAATCGTTTGACGATTTCAGTTTGGTGTCCTGCATCACGATGAGGGCGTGTATCTTGAACCTTTCCAAGACGTTGTTGCATTCGTCCTAGGTATTCACTATAGGAAGACATTTACTCTTTACTGTGAAGTAAAAAGGAATGGAGGTGTTACGGATACGGATTCCGGAGATTCACTATTGTTCCGAGAAGGACTGCTATGAGCTGTCGCGGTCGATGCGATGTCATGAATGCACAATTAAACTCTTCTTAAACCCCCGGGTGCGTCAAGAAATGCCTGCGACAACACTCCCGCGTCAGTCCAAGATCGTCCATAGCACGCCCCTCAGCCGTTTTTTGAGTGGTTGAGGTGAGATACACCAACTCATCCTTTTCAGACCGACCATCTTCAACACGTTTTCCCTTCACCAACGCTAGATAGTGTTTCCACTTGCCCGCAATGGGTAGATTACAAGTATAGCAACGAATGGGTATTGGGAAGTCCATACTCTCTCTTGTTATCCTTTCCTACTTCCGTTTTTCTTGTCTACCGAAGAAATAATGAAAACTCGTGTCCTTGTTGTGGGCGTCATCGTCCTTCTATTGATTCTTTCCTTTGCAACCTTAGGCGTCCAGCAGGGAGCTTTTCCAGGTGTCATAGACCTCCCAGCGCGAGTCCAACGCGATTTAGCTAACGAGAAAAAGCGATTCCTTCCCGAGAACAGCGTCGATATTTCAATGGCGATGAAACTGATTACCCATGAACCGCCGCGTATGTTATCCCCTCCTGGATCACAACCACCTCTGTTGCTATACCCTCCCTCTGAAGAGACACTCGAACGAATGACGGGATCACCATAGTACCTCCAACTCTTGAGCTGACCAATATTCTGCGGTGTCGTTAGGCATCTGACGACGAATCAAGAAGGGTAGCTTTCTCTGTTCAATCTCTCGTTTTGCAACATTCCATACAAACATCGGGTCGCTTGTTTTGAGTCCGTCTAGACTCACCAGCGGTTTCGCTCCTTGTGCAATCTGTTCTGCGCGTGTCGCAAGTAAGGTCGTGTATTCGTATTTCGTAAAGTATTCGCGTGTCTTGCGAGGTTCCTTCAAGGCATCTGTCACTTGCGTTCGAAAGACTGGCTTGACTTCAGGATGATCCATTGTTATTCATCAGGTTGTTTTGTATGAAAATCTTCCGTTTTACATAAATGCCGTATATACCCGATGCATCCAGTGCGACTACTGTACTGAGAGCCCATGCAACGATTCCAGCCGACCCCGTTAAAAAGTCACGAACCTTCTTGGCGGTCACCAAGGACTCCTATCAATCCGCACAGCTTCGTGCGTCGAGTGCAGGACAGGAGATGTATTTTGCACAATCTGTCCTTAGAAATCCAGAGTGGGAGTCGCCGCAGTTCAATGGAAGGTTTTTCGTGAAGTAAAGTAATGCCAACTCTCTCTGCGTCGGACTACACCAACTACTTGAAATACAAGACGGCTGCACTTGCGTATACCTCTGGAAATGCCCCTCGTGCAATCCAGACCATCGACCAAGCTGCACCCACAATGAACGTCATCAACTCCATTGTAAAAACGAGTCAAGCGGCGTATGTCGTCAATCCCCAACAGACCGTCATCACTGGATTGAACTATGTGCGTGCACGAGCACCTGAACGATCGAATAACCCAAAAAACTTGTCCACCGTCTCTTGGGCATCCGGTAGTAGTATCACGTCGACTACTTCGTCGAAGACTCAGCAAGCAGGTGGTTTACCTGCGAAGAATGTAGTTGGAACCTATCATCGTATCCCACAGAATGCGGGTGCTATTCAGGGGAACATGATTTCAAGTGGTCCTAAGCGCTTCTAACCTCGTGCAAGTTGTTTCCATGTAGTGTTACAGACTGCACACTGATACAACCATCGAACATTGACAGGGTCCAACTTGATGCCTACAATCTGAGAGTCACTGCCTCGGGTCGAGCAGCTATCATTGGGGCAAATCATCGTTGTAAAGCGAGGTAGAGTTGGGTCATATTTTAGATACGGATTGATTGAATACTGAACCGAGGTATCCTGTTGAAGGTCGTGCTCGTACACGACAGGATTTGCCTTTGTAATCTCTTCTTCGTAAGGACAGCTGCGGCACTTAAGAAATGCGGTCTTGTCTCGCTCCTCAATGGAGTAGAGGAAGTTGTTACACTGCTTACAGAACTTCATTGTGCCTTGTTTTATTAGAACGGTGTAGATTCCTTTTGAAATCTGGAAACATGCGTTCAAAACGGACGACCTTGCAATAACTTATCGTCCCTACTAACACAGCAATGCCTACTAAGCTTGACTTCTTTCTAGGGGGAAACCCTAATGGAAAGTCTGATCAGGAAAAGGCAACACGGAAGACAGCAAATGGACAACCCTATACATTCTCTACAATGGAAGATAGCCATGACCACTGGCTAGTCAATGATTCAGATGCCCTAAACGAGTTCTACAGACTTTACTATGCGAACCTCTTGAACGGCGTGCCGATGTATTACACGGAACGTTCCACTCCGATAGGACAACTTCGCGTCGATTTGGACTTCAAGTATCAGGGTGTCGTTGAAGAACACAAACACACACAAGCACAAACCATGTCCTTCGTGAAGGCGTATATGGAGGAAGTGCGAAAGCTCGTAGACTTGAAAGACGATGTAGAGATCTACGTGCTCGAGAAGGACAACCCGACCTTCCAGTCAAGCAAGAACCTCTCTGCATCGGGCATCCACATTCAGATTCCCTCGATCAAGTCTCGTCCTTCTGTGGAGGAGACTGTGCGTCGTGTCTTGGTGCGCCGAATGGAAGAGTTCTTCCCAAACCTCGGACTCATGCACGACTGGAACAAGGTCTACGACACAAGTCCGCTCAATCACAATGGAAACTGGCCTGTTCTAGGCTCCAAGAAGAAGGACGATGGAGCACTGCCTTACAAGGTTCGCTATGTGTTGGATTATGACCATGAAACCAGTGAACTCAGCGTCGATAACGAAGTCCCTGCAGTCCCTACACTGGACTTGATTCGCAAGCTCTCTACACGCTCACTTGCGTCGGAAGAGACACCCTTGACACCTCACGGTGAGCAGAACTGCAGGGCTCCCTCCACTGAAGTTGCTCGCTGCGTTTCCCGAGGACGTACAACCACACGAGAGGCTAACGATTCTCGTGCGTCTTCCCCTGGACGACAATACATTGAACCCTTGACTGCAGTTCGTAAACAATACATTCGCGACCATGTCTTCAACCTTAAACCTGAGCGATACATTGAGTATGAGTCTTGGATTGAAGTGGGAGTCTGTCTAAAGAACATCCATCCGGATCTAGAGGATGTGTTCCAAGACTTTAGCGAGCAAATCAATGCAACCAAGCCAGGCAGTTACAATCAGTCTCAATGCATGAACAAGTGGAACGGATTCGGCTTCCGTGTCGAAGGTGAACGACTGGGTGAAAAGAGCTTGCGATACTGGTCACGAGAGGACAACCGAGCCGGTTACGATGAGATTGAAAGCCGAAACGTAGACAAGCTAGTCGATGATGCCGCTGCGACTGCATCGGATTACGACGTGGCCTTGGTCGTCCACGCAAAGTATCGAGATGAGTTCCGATGTGGTTCCTTCGTCAACAACGACTGGTACTACTATGTCGGACACATCTGGAAGAACTCTGAGAAGGGTGTGGAACTCTTGAAGCGTCTCTCCTCGGATGTAGCCAAGGTGTTCTTGGAGAAGTCTCTGATTGAAGGAGAACGTCTCAAACATGTAGCCTGTCAGCACAAGGAGCCTGAGGCTGAATGTGAAGGATGTAAGTCGGAGAAGAAGATGAAGCAGTATTCAGTGGTTCGATTGAAGCTCAAGAGTAATGCCTTCAAGAACAACATCATGCGTGAGTGCCAAGTGCTGTTTCATGACGCAGAGTTTGCCAAGAAGCTCGACGACAACAAGCACATCATCGCCTTCAACAATGGAATGTTCGACACATTGACCCAGACCTTCCGTGAGGGTCGACCCGACGATTACGTCAGCATGTGCACAAACATCGACTACAAGCCTGAGATGAAGTATCACGAGTTCGCCTGCTGGAAAGACCTTAAGACCTTCCTTGAACAAATCTTACCGATTCCGAGTGTTCGCATGTTCTTCTTGAAGCATCTTGCGACCTGTATCTCAGGTGTCTTCCAGCCTCGATTCATGATTATGACCGGCAACGGTTCGAACGGCAAGTCGATGTTGTTGAACTTGATGGCAACCGCGATGGGTGACTACTGCTACAAGGTGAATGTGGCGATGTTCACACAGAAGCGTAACAAGGCAGGTGCGGCAGCTCCCGAGTTGATTCGTATGAAGGGTCGTCGTTTCGTGATGATGTCCGAGCCTGACGAAGGAGAACCCTTGTCTACAGGTGTTCTCAAGGAGTTGACCAGTTGTGAGAAGGTCTCCGGACGCGACTTGTTTGCAGGCTCCAAGCAGATTGTAGAGTTCGATGTTCAAGCCAAGATGCACTTGGCGTGTAACGAGAAGCCACCCGTGAATACCAATGACGGCGGCACCTGGCGACGATTGAAGGTGGTTCACTTTCCGTCCAAGTTCGTGATGAACCCACAAGGACCGAACCAGTACATGGTGGATGAGACGATTCAGCAAAAGGTGTTGTCTTCCGAATGGGCGACCTGCTTCATGAGCTACCTTATTCACCTCTACACCGAAGGCAAAGGACTTGGAAAGCTCTCACCTCCTCCCGAAGTGGATGCATACACCAACGAGTACCAGGACGATTCAGACATCATTGCTCGATTCATTCGCGAGTATGCGCATACTGACGAACTGATTGAGGGAAATACGGTGTCATGGAATGATGTGTCTTCTACCTTCCAGGAGTGGAAGCGTCAGAACGAGTTGGGTCATCGTGGAAGTGCGACGGACTTGAAGAAGCGATTGGAGGAACGATTCGGTAAGTACCCTAGGAACGGATGGACCGCCTTCCGTTTCGGCGGCGTTTAGCGGGTCTCTTCTCCTTATTACGGTAGGTGCGCTTGCGACCACCTTTGACACCATCTGCGGTGTTAGCAGGAGGTGTAGACTTGGCTTGACTCAATTCGGTGTTGGCAGTGCTCAACTCTCCTTCGAGTCGAGTGACCTCCTCTTTTGCCTTGGTCAATGCAGCTTGTGCGGAATCCACTTTGGCCTGTGCAGCTGCGACAGGGTCTGCGGGCTTAAAGGGTGATGTTAAGGAAGGGAGTGAAAACGAAGGAAAGAAACTCATTATTCTATTCAACTATTTTTCCTTCTTATCCTCGGGTGGCGCCAATCTTGGAAAGGTAGTAGGTGCGGAGGATGCCAATCGCGTAGACGACGATGGCGAAGGAAATCATGAGCTGAATGGTGGCGGCTAAGAGCTCACCGGTTTTGAGGGTGACACCGCCGACGACTACGACGGATTGAGTCAAGTCCTTGCTTCCGAGAGGGGCAAGGAGAGGGGCGATGATGCCGTCGGTGAGTGCAGAGAAGAAGCGAGATACCACTGAACCGAGGTAGACTGCCGCTGTGAGAATGATGATATCCTTTGTGTCTAACATTTTGTTTAGAAGCACGGATAATCTTTTGGAGGTAAGTGAACAATGGATACCCGATTCTGGGGGCCGTCTGGGTGGCAACTCCTTCATTTGATTGCGTTTCATTCACCTTCACCTCGAGAAGTATTGGACGACATGAAGGATATTTTGCCCTGTGCCTTTTGCCGAGCGTCGACGACCGAGTTTGTGAAGAAACACCCCCCTACCAAACCCTATGGGCGGTGGCTCTACGACCTGCACAATAGGGTTAATAACAAGCTTCGGCGGCAGTGTTCCGAGGACCCCTCGGTGATTTGTCCCGAGGCAGACCCCGACTTCGAAGACGTGAAACGTCGCTATGACGCCATGAAACCCACCGCAGTGCCTGGACGAGACTTCTTGATGGCGATTGCGTATAACTTTCCAACTGAACCCGAACCGCGAGATATGTCGACTCAACGCGAGTTCATTCATCACTTAGCCGATGCGTATCCCTTTGAAAGCTTCCGTACTGTGTTTCAATCGTATCTCAAAGCCCACGAACCGGTCTTGAAGAATCAAAAAACCTATACCAAGTGGATGTACGGGCTTCTTCACGAGTTATCGGCAGTTGCAAAGGTTCCAATGAAGAGTTATCGTGGCTACATGGCCCATTTGGCGTATTACAAGAGCGGTTGCTCACGTAAGACGTATAAAGGAAAAACCTGTAGGCGTTTGGGTGGAGGGAAGTATACGAAGCAACGAGACCACAACATGACACGACGTGTCAGCCATAAATCCTTATTGTAGTTACTTCTTCTTGTCTTTCAAGGCTTCCAGTTGGCGCACATGTTTCGCAGAGTAACATGTGTCCTTACCTTTGGCTTTGTCTTTTGCGGATTTCTTGCTTTCTTTACGAGTTTTAGGGTCTTGGTCCATTCTGTCAGGGGGGAAGTTTAGTATTTAGTACAACTTAAATCCGTTTTTCTTACTTCCCCTGCGACGACCACCCATTGATCCATACATTCCACCAGTTTGACCACCGAGTTCTCCTGCAGTGCTTGCACCAGGACCTGCGCTAGTAGTGACGCCACCATACAACTTGAACATACCACGTGTCTTCTTCTTGGAGACCTTGGCAGTCTTCTTGTAGGTCTTTGCAGCCATCTTTAAGACTGCGGACAAAGGCTTGCCCTTGTTGGCTCGCATAGTCTTCTTCACGTGGGTCATCCATGCACTTCGCTTGCCTCCCATATTTCCTTTATTGTCATCCATTTTGTTTAGTAGGTAAGAAAGATTCTGAACGCAGCGCCTCTGGTTTTTCGTGGAACCCACCCCTGCTCGAATCAATTCACCGTTCGGAGTTCGGCGTCCGGTGCAACCATGACGATGTGGTCCCGAGTATATCGTATCAACTCCTTTTCATCGCGTGAATGAAGGGCTTGTTGATAGGTGAGACGGCGCAGTCCAGACTCGGTCCATGACAGATTCACCAAGTCATCGAGGTCGGTTCCTTGTGTGCCTCCGGAGACAATCAAGACCTTATCCTTCAAGCTATCCAGTGGAAGGGTAGGTATGTTCTTAGTTGTTGAGACCAATCGTCGACGCACGGTCGTCATCAGATGTTCAGCGATACGGTTCAAGACAACCGTCTTGTCGGTATGCGGCACAATGGACAAGATGAACGGGTCATTGGACGGGAACGCATCGTTTGCAATCAGGATACACACCTGTTCAAAGGTGATGTTATCGGTCGCGTAATCATATCCGTCATTTTGTGGTTGACGTGCAACGACTGGATGGTCTTGTTCGTCCGAATACACATGGACTTCCAAGAGACGTATACCACGAGCGAGTGCAGACGGAATGTCTTCAAACACAGACCCAGGCACATAGTAATCACAGAGTCGTTTGCGACTCATCAAGACGGGTTGGACTCCAAGGGACTCATCTTGTAAGAGGTATCCAATGAAGACAAGTAAAAGCACAATCATGAGCCATTCCATTATTCTTTTGCGGATGATTCTTTCTTGGGCATCGTGAACAACAGATTGCGAAAGAGATTAATCACCTCATCCGGCATGGATTGACTCATGGGCAAGTTCATCAAGCAAGCGTAGTGGAAATACAAGCAATACATTCCACATTCAGAATCCTTGTATTGGTGTCGTGTCTTGTTGTAGGTCATCTTCATAGGCTTTGAGTGAATGCCTGTGGAATCCCACTGGTCTTTCCATCGTTTCATCAACACCTTGATTTCCTTCTCGGGTTGAGAGGCGTAGGAATCGAAATAAGTCACACGAGGAAACTCCAACTCGGGACGGATATCGCAAAAGACCGCAACCCAATGTTGACCCGGTCCATCGTGTGGATCTGTGTTGATGACAATGCCAAACTGCTGCTTTCCCTTGTCGTAGAGGGATTTGAGTTTCATGGAACACAAAGCAGAAACCAAGCACTTTTGCGTTTCGGACTTCAAGTCAAAGTCGATCGGCACAGTCCCAATGTAATGGTAATCCGCAAAGACTTC